CAGCTATAGGGGGTGGTCTTGTTAGTGAAATAGGTGGACAAACATTAGGTGGACAAGAATATCATGCTGGAGACATATTAACTGAAGGATTCGCCGAGAAAGGTATAGCTATGAGTGGTATAAGTGTTTTACCGCAAATGTTAAAAAAGAAAGGTACATACAGTATTAGAGGTGAACAAATGACTGAGGCTAAATTTATAGAAGAAGTCAATAAAATGGATAGAACAACATTAGCAGCGGCCGATGTTAAAATTGAAAATGATGATATTTTATTAAATCAGGTTAATTCTTTAAGAAAAGAAGCTTATTATGATTCTCAAATTGACAATTCAATTAAAGACGTTAACGATAGAGAAGAGTTAATAGAATTACAAACAGAACTAGATAGATTAAAAAACAAGAAAAAGAAAGCTCAAAAAAATGAAATAGCAGGTGTTCCAGCTATTGAAGAAAAAATTACTGAGATTCAAAATAATATTGAAAATATTATCGGTAAGTACAAGGGTGCGGTAGATATAGGACAAACAGAAACAGCTAAAGAAGTAAGAAAAGAAGTGGTTAAAGTATATTTAAAAGCCACAGAAAAATTCGCTGAAGTATCTAGTGAGCAATTAGATTTTGATCCGTACGAAGCTTTTGATAATAACGACGATTATGTAAGTGCTTATGTTGAAA